TCATGTAGATATTGTTGTATATGATTTTGTGTAAAAAATACAAAGGTATCCCAACTAAACACAAAGTTGCATGAACCTTGTGGAATATTTGAACATTCTGTTTTGCGTGTTACATAAAATTTAAGATATTTGTTATGTGCAGGGTTAAATCTTCTTCTAATTTTCTGTTCTAATTCTGGTAGTACCTCTAAAAAATAATTTAATCGCCATGATCTAAATTCTTTTGAAAACATTCCAGCACCAGGTCCTATTTCTAAACTATTGTAAATGTTGCTTTTAGCAAATTGAAATATTTTTGTTTGTATTGTTTTATATAACAACAAGTCAACAACAGGGTTTTCTCGTTTCTTTTGAATATCAAGTCTATACCATTCTACAGTCTTATCTAATCTGTTAATTTCTTCGTTATTATTAGCATCTATAGCTATTGCTAAATTTTTTAGAATTTTTAAATTAGAATCAATTAATTTTTGTAAATCTTCTTTTTTTACTTTTTCAAGTTTTTCAATTAACAGTTTTATTTCTTCTATACTCAGCATAATACTATTTAGAATTCAAACAGTTTGTTGAATGTATTACTGGTTTCGGTACTTTGTACGTCCCAATTTAATACACCTATTAAGTTATCTATCTTTTGATTTAATATTGTTTGTTCCATAGCTTCAGAATCAAAAGGTAGTTCTTTAAACCATTCTGGAATACGTAATTCATCTGTAGGATATGCAATACTTGTATAGTTTAATGGATTGTTTTTAAGTTTACATACAATAACTTTTGCACCATCTAATATAGGTAAAGAATACTTGTCGCCATACATTTGTTTACAGTTGTTCCAGTTCATACTTGCTCTTACGTGTCCTGGCATATTTGCTTTGCCTTTTTTCTTTTCTTCGTCGGTATATTTTGTAACATTATTTGCTCTTTTTGGAGATCCTTTTTCCCAACCAGGTCTTGCTTTAAATTCTGATCTAAATTCGCCAATCCTGTCTAATACTTGTTTTTCTGTTTTACCTGTTAATACCATATATAATATATCACTTAAAAAATCTTGTACAAATATTGGAGTATCAGATCTTTTTAAATCTAATCCCATAGCTTTCATTTTGCCTTCTTTACCTGCGTTATCTGTACGTTCACCTTCAATGTCATAATATAATACTGCATATCTTTTCTTTGTAATGAATAATCCTTTAATTGCCACAAGTTCTCTACCTGCTCTAATAACAGAACCACGTGTATGTGGACAATGAAATGCGTTAGTCATGAATCCTGTAAAAGATGTATTCATTTCCTCTGCAATTTTATCATATAATGCAATTACTGATTCTTTATTCCAAGCAATTTTACCTGCGTTAATATCATTTTGTAAAGTTTTATGTGCTGTAAAATAAACTGAGTCTGTATCTCCATAAATTATAGATTCTCCAGTATGATTATATTTGCCTGCAATAATATCATTTACTTTTGCCGCCATGTGTTTTGTAATGCATCTGCCTGTTAATGTTACTGATTGTCCTATACGTATATCAAAAAATCTACAACCAGGATTTAAAAGTGCTCCATATAAACTATTCAAATTAATTTTTTTAACTAATTGTCTTTTATCCCAATATGCTCTTTCAATTTCATTACTTCCAGATTGTTGCATTTTACGTTGCATTTCTTTTCGTTCAGCATACCAACGTTTAAGTAGTCCTGGAATAATTGCTTCAAATTCATATGTGAATATTGTGCCATTAGCACTTAACATCCATTTGTTGTTACTTTCAAATACTAAATCATACAGTTGTGCCGCTGACATTCTAATACTAGTACCGTCAGCCCAATCTATAACTATTTCTGTACCTTTATCTTTGTTCATTACTGCTTGATATTCCCAACTGCCAAATTGATTATCCCAAGCCGCCGCAAATGATTTTTTTTGTAATTTTGCTCTGTTTATTTCTGCTGATGTTATTACTGGTCTTATTTGTCCTACAATAGTTTCTGGACCCATGTTCAATGCTCTAATAACAGATGGATATAGTGAGTTAATATCAATAGATCCTATCCAGTCATGTATACCTTTTTTTGGAGTTGCCACATAAGCACCTGCCGCCGTAATTGGTTCAGCGTCTTTTTCTCTGTATTTTCTACCTGGTACAATCATACCACGTCTATGTGCTTCGTTAACGATTGCTTGTTCTGTAACTGCAACTGCACCCATTGTAGTTTGTAGCAATACAGTATTTTGGTGTGCTATTTCGTTTGCCAAATCTATAAATTTTAATTTCTTTTCTAATTTTGCAAGTAAGTGTGTGTCTTGTCTGTTATATTCTATAAACAAACCAAAGTCATTTTTATAAAGTGAATCTAAAGATCCTTCGTATATAGTTTTCTTTTCTCCTAATTCATGTTCACCTATTGCATCTAATCTAAAACTATGACGTTCTTCATATGTGTACTTTCTATATAACTCTAATAAATCTAAATGTACTCTGCCAATTAAATCATAACTTAAATGTTCTCTACCGTATTTTTCAAATACTCTCTTTTTAGGTTTTTGTCCCCAAAAACATAAACGTCTTGTATCATCACTGCTTAAAACTTTTTGTATTCGTCCTACTGTGTATGGAATATCATATCCTTCTGAGTTCCAACCTGATAAAATATCTGCTTCTTCAACTAATTGTAAAAATGCATCAAGCATATCTTTCTCTTTTTCGAATAACATTGTATTAGGAAATCTCTCTGTGAGTACTTTTGCTTCTTGCATTGTAATTGTTTTTGGTGGAACTGCAAGGGTAACTAATTGATCCGTCCATTCCATATAACAACTTATGGCAGTTATGGGCATGAACGGATCATCAGTTGTGGCATAACCCTTTTCAGGATCAAAGTCCACTTCGATATCAAAGAACAGTACGTTTAACTTGGGTGTTTCTTTACCTAAATAATTTTCCTCAAGGCATCTAAACACTGGATTGATATCTTGTTCATAAAGAGTTTTATTAGACCTTATTCGTTGCTCTTTAATGAATTCTTTTGATGTACGACATTGTACTTTTTGTAATGTTTCACCAGCCATGGATTTATGTTTGCCTCTTGCGTCTGGATAATAGAATACATACCTAGCATCATAATCTACAAATACACGACCTTTTTTAGGATCTCTTTCTACAACATATATTTTGTCTTCGTCTTTTTTATATAGAGCGTCGATATAACTCATAAAAATACTTTTAAATTTCCTATAATGTTCATTATTGTAAACCATCCAGATAGTACTACTATCCAAATATTTCTTCTTCTGTAACTAGCATAACACAAAGTACCAGAGCCAAGCAAGTACAACGGAAATACATAATGCATTGTTGGGTGTGGTGAGGTAAATGTTAAAATACAAGAACCTATAATAGTTAATATTACAGAGAATAGTTCAAACCAAAAAGCGACTTGGTCTGTTTTATAACTGTTTACCCAAAATTCTTTGAGTAAACGATACACTATACTTTACCTGCCGCTGTTAATATGGAATCTAAAGTATCCATATCGTCAGAGATATTTTGATAATTTCCTTTGTGTGCGATTGAAATTGCTTTATTAATTAATGCAGGTTTTAATTCAAGTTCTTCTGCTATTGATTTTACTGTGTCTCTTAAACCTGATCTTAAATCGTCTACTTCTCCCAGGACTTGTGATCCTTGAGAAATGATCTGTATTAGTTTTTGTTTTTCGCTGTCGTTAAAGTTTTTAACTGCCATGTATTTCTCCTGTTGTTATAACAAGTATATAACAGTTTTAGATGATATGCAAATGGTTTTTAGAGTAGACCTGCTAATTTTTTAATACGTTGTAGCTCTTGATCATCCTCAACTACATCGTTATTTTTCATTATCTGGTTTGGCCCATCAGCAAATGCTTCAACTTTTGCAAGTCCTCTGCTACCAGGACTATTAGGAGATTTTACTTGTTCACCTGCACTAATGGCTCCTCTTTGACGCATTTTAGTAACGTCATCGATATATTGTTTGTAGTTGTAAGGAATACCAGTCATATAAGGTATTTATTTTAGTAAGTTGGTATATTCTGGGTATAGTTTTTCAAATATCCCAACATTGTTAAAACGCATAGCATTAATATTAATCCATTTTAAAAGTGATTTT